CCGTCCAGTTGAGTATGCCAAGTTATATTGCGGAGGAAAAGACATCACAGAAGTGTGCCCAGAGGCCCTGAGAGACCGCTGGCAAGCCATAAATAATAAATTGATGGCATTCTATAAATCTTTTTCTACGGCGCATGTGTCGCTAAATGAGAACTGTTTTTATGATTTGGTGCCCCACAAGTTCCTTTTAGAGTGGTGTTACGTTAAGAATCTGGTGTGTCAACATGTTTTTGATACTTACGAGCGTCCCACAAATTATGAATATTTGGCCAACATCTCCAGAGTACTCGGAGATATCCAGAACACAAGGCTCAACATCGACAAAGCCGCCCTAAAGATGCACAAGACACGCCACCGCAAGTTTGCTCAAAATTTAAACAAAATGTTTCCTTATTGCAAATTTAATATTTGGGGTACCAAGACTGGGCGCCTAACGACAGTGAAAAATAGTTTCCCTATTTTGACTCTGGATAAGAGCATGCGCCAGGTATTGAAGCCCCACAACGATTACTTTGTGGAACTTGACTTTAACGCTGCTGAACTAAGAACGCTCTTGGCATTATCAGGAGAGGATTTGCCATCCGAGGACATGCACGACTGGAACATCAAAAATCTTTTCGCCCCAACGACAACTCGCGAACAGGCAAAAAAGAGAATTTTTGCTTGGCTTTATAATCCAGAAAGCACAGATGAGGAGTGTGAAAAGCATTATGATAGAAGCCAAGTCTTAAATAAATATTTCAATGGACACCAAGTCACAACCATCTTTAACAAAGAAATCCCTTCAGAAAGGCGAACAGCGCTCAACTACATCATTCAGAGTACGTGCGCCGAAAACGTTTTAAGGCAAATGGTTAAGGTAGCAGATCGCCTTAGAGGCTTAAGGACATACGTGGCATTTCCTGTTCATGATTCGATAGTGCTCGATTTGTCCCTAGATGATAAGGATATCTTGCCAGAAATTATTAGCCTCTTTTCGAACACGAGCCTGGGTACTTTCAGAGTTAACGTCGGCGTTGGTAAGGATTTCGGAAGTTTAAAAAAATTAGAGGTGAATGTATGAATTTGGTCGCACTAGGTACGGCAGCATGTTCTATTGCGGATGTGTTCGCCCAATATCCTCAATATGAAATTTATAAAATAGATGTTGACATCGAGGGAAAAAGATGCTATTCTATACCTGCGTTTGAAGATGTGGAAGAATATGAAGATTATTCATTTCCCAAACTGAAGACTTTTTTCAAGGGTCTGAAAGGCGAGACTACTTTTGTCGTTGTCGGCTCTGGGAACGCCTCCTGTGCTTCTCTAAAGATAATGGAATACATAAAGCACCTCCCTGTTTCAATTTTATATGTAAGGCCGGATATATCTATGTTGTCTGACCATCAAAAGATGATCGAAAAAGTAGTTTACAATGTATTGCAAGAATATGCACGCTCTGCAGTTTTTGAAAAGATGTGCGTAGTCTCCAATGCAGAGATCGACTCAATCATGGGTGGGGCGCCAATCATGGGTTACTATGGGTACATTAATGACAATCTTGTCCCTGTGCTCCATATGATAAATTACTTTTCTAACAACGAGGCAGTGCTTGGAGAAATAACTAAGCCAAAAGAAACTCATCGCATATATACAGTCGGTCTCTTCAATGTGCAAAAAAATGAAGAAAAAATGTTTTTTTCTCTTGACAACTGCCGTCATAAATGTTATATTTATGGAGTTAATGAAGAAAAGTTAAAGACAGATAAAGATTTAATGAAAACAATTAAAAAACAAATTGATTCCAAAAAAGGTGAAAACTTGAACATATCGTATGCCATTTATCCGACAGACTATGAATACGATATAGGATACGTTATTGAGAGATCACCCTATATTCAAAAGTAAATTATTCAATTAACAAACCAGCTGGGCGAGATATTTGTCGCCTTGACTATAGCCAATACTGGCACAACTAACAAAAGAGAGGAGAAAAAGATGGCATTAGACATCGCAAAGATTCGAGCACGACTCGATACAGTAAAAAACAATGGCAAAGCAGGAGGCTCTTTTTGGCGTCCAAAGGATGGCCAACAGGCAATCCGAATTGTCCCAACGCAGGATGGCGACCCCTTCAAAGATTATTGGTTCCACTACAATCTGGGTCCGGAACAAAAAGGAGGTCTTCTGTGCCCCAAAAAGAATCACGGTGATGATTGTCCGATTTGTGATTTCAAAGACCAACTCTGGAAAGAGTTCAACGAAACGCAAGATCAGGACACTATGAAGTTGGCAAAAGATCTGTCACCACGTCAGCGCTTCTTTTCGCCCGTTCTAGTGCGAGGAGAAGAATCGGAAGGCGTGCGCATTTGGGGCTATGGGAAAGAAGCCTACACTTCTTTGTTAAACTTGGTCCTCAATCCCGAATACGGAGATATTACAGACGTCGATGATGGAACAGACCTCAATTTGACTTATGGTAAGCCACCGGGCGCAAGTTTTCCCAAGACTACGCTTACACCCCGCCGCCGCACAAGTCCCTTATGCGACGAGGCAGTAGGAGGCGATGCAGAGTGCAACCGTCTTTTGGAAAATATTCCCAAATTTGATAACTTATTTCAGTTAAAGACAAAGGATGAGGTACAGGCCGCATTGGATGGGTTTATTGCCTCTTTGGAGGGCGAGACAGCCACTCCTGACTTGGTAGTCAGCGAAGGTACACCAGATGTTTTGGCCGCCTTCAATGAATTAACTGGAAATTAACTTAACCTCCGAACCGCAGCAGCCCGGTTATAATAGGCTGCGCCATTTTAAGGAAGATGATAAATGACAGACACTACAACAAGCACCACTGACACAACAGAAACTCCAACAACCGCAACTGACGGCACCACTGTGACCGTTCATTATCGCGGAACTTTCGACGAAGACGGAACGGAGTTTGATAACTCTCGTGAGCGCGGCGAGCCTTTGGAGTTTGTGTTAAACAGTGGTATGATGATTAGAGGATTTAACGATGCAGTCGTGGGTATGAGTGTTGGCGAGACCAAGACGATTACGGTTACCCCCACGGACGGGTATGGAGAAGTGCGAGAAGACAGAAGGACTGAATTCGAGCGCACTGCTTTTCCCGCTGAACTTGAATTGACCGAGGGCATGCCGGTTCCTCTCCGAGCACCAAATGGCCATACGCTTTATGGGCGTATTACGGAACTTCAAGAAACTACCGTAACGGTGGACCTTAACCACCCATTAGCAGGAAAGACACTCCAATTCGAGATTGAGTTGGTAGGGGTCACTGCGACAACCACCACGGGCGCGTAGCCTGTAGCCGCCGCAGGTCGGTAATAATAACCTGCTCAATTTATATTTGGAGGTTTACATGGCACGAAAAAACACAAAATCATCAGCAGGGAAGCTCTCTGTAGCGGATATCCGCAACATGATTAATAAAAAGGCAGGGCAAAATGTAGCCCATGACCTTACAGAAGAAAATCCCACTCAAGTAAAACAGTGGATTCCTACAGGCTCACGGTGGCTGGACTCCATTATTTGCAAAGGGAAACTAGCCGGTATTCCTGTGGGCAAGGTCACTGAAATCGCTGGCCTGGAGGCCACCGGTAAGTCTTATATGGCCGCTCAAATCGCGGCCAATGCTCAAAAAATGGGAATTGATGTTGTCTATTTCGATTCCGAGTCGGCAATCGATCCTCAATTTCTAGAAAACGCTGGCTGTGACTTATCGAGATTGCTGTACATCCAGGCCACTACAGTCGAATTTGTTTTAGACACTATTGAGGAATTGCTGGGTACCGAGAACCAATTTTTGTTTATCTGGGATTCTCTAGCGATGACCCCATCGAACAAGGTGGCGGAAGGAGATTTTAATCCCAATTCCAATGTGGCTGTCAAAGCCCGTGTTCTTTCGGTAGGCACCAAGAAACTTACCATCCCTATTGCAGACACCCAGTCCACTTTTTTGGTGCTCAACCAACTTAAGACAAACATCCACACTGGACCCAACGCTCATATTCTCGCCATGACTCAACCCTGGAATACTCCGGGCGGAAAAGCGATGCACTATGTTTATTCCTTGAGGATTTGGTTAACTGCGCGCAAAGCAAAATCCGCCTATGTGTTGGATGATAACGGCTTCCGGATTGGGTCCGAGGTTAAGGTAAGGCTTGAAAAATCTCGCTTTGGAACTGCGGGAAGAAACTGTCACTTCCGTATTCTATGGGGCGGAGAAGACGTCGCAATTCAAGATGACGAATCTTTATTCAGTGCAGTCAACACGTCTGATAAGATCCTTCGCTCCGGTGCTTGGTATACGATGGTGTTTGACGATGGCACAACAGAGAAGTTTCAGGCTGCCAAATGGGTAGAGAAAATGAAAGATGACAAGTTTCGCCAGCAAGTTTATCGGATTATGGATGAAGAAGTAATTAGAAAATTTAATGAACGCGAAGGAAATGCTGCGGATTTTTACGACACAGAAGAAGATGAAGACTAATTGGTAGTATGAGCGATTCGTTTATAAAAATTAAATATGAAAAACTCATTTTTGAACTTAAATTTTTAGAAGCGGATCTGAATTATCACAATTCCATTCTTCAAAAAGGGTCGTCCGAGTTTGATGCGCAGTGTAGAGCGACGATCAAATCCCGTGGTCTCGAAAAAGTATTCTATGGAGAGAAATCCCCAGCCGAAAAACATGCGTCCAATCAGGCAGAAGAAAAAAAGAAGGCTAAAAAACCACGACCAGATCAAGATGTGGAGCAGTTATTTCGTAAGATTGCGAACATTACCCATCCTGATAAGTTGGTCCACCTGCCTGACAACGAGAAAGAAACAAAAGAAGAAATGTTCATGGCCGCAAAAGAAGCGAAGGATGACAACAACTTGTTCAGACTTCACGTCATTGCAGCCGATTTAAAAATAGAGATTCCAGAAGTAACATTAGAGAATCTTTTGCTTTTTGAAAGCAAGATAACAGAAATAAAGTCCGAGATAGAATCCAAAAAGTCCACATGGATGTGGAATTGGCTGATATCCCCTCCCGAAAAAAGGACGACTTTGATATCTGATTATGTTGATTTTATGATACAAACCATAGTCACCAAAAATTCAACAACCACGGAGTAATAAATGCCACAGCGATTGGTAGTAATCGATGCTTTGAACGCATATTTCAGGGCATACATTGTGAACCCTAGTTTGTCTCGAAACGGACAACCCATTGGAGGATATAAGGGTTTTTTAAATATTTTGCAGAAATTGTGTCGAGAATTAAAGCCGGACGAAATTGTTATTGCGTGGGATGGCGCCGGCGGCTCTCAAAAGCGCAAGCAGATAAATAAGAATTATAAAGAGGGGAGAAAGCCCATCCGACTTAATCGCTCGGTGAGGACTCTCACAGAAGACGAAGAGATGCAAAATAAAGTCTGGCAACAAATGCGTCTCATGGAGATGCTAAATCAAGCACCAGTAATTCAATTAACCAGCGACGGCGTAGAAGCCGATGATGTCATTTCTTACGTGGTGCAGAGTTCTAACTACAAAGGGTGGCAAAAGATTATTATCTCTAGCGACAAGGACTTTTTTCAACTTTGTGACGATGAAACAATTTTGTATCGACCAATTCAGAAAGTCTTTGTTAACAAGCCTCGCATCTTGGAAGATTCAGGAATTCATCCAACCAACTACGCGCTTGCTCGCGCCATCGACGGAGACAAGTCCGACAATCTAAAAGGAGTATATGGTGTGGGCCTTGGAAAAATCTCTAAGAAATTACCGTTTTTTGCTGACGAAAAGAGCGTAACGTTTGACGACTTATTTGAGTTTTGTAAGAACGATAATACGGGGCTCAAGATGTTTGAGTCTATTTTGGAGAACGAACAACTCATCCGAGAAAATTATAAAATTATGCAATTGTATTCCCCCTCGATTTCCATTCAAACAAAGAGTAAGATTCAATACGCTTTAGACAACTTTGTTCCTCACTTCAATAAGACGGAGATACTTAAGCGCATGAAGGAAGATGGTTTCGGAGAAATGGCGACGGATTCTCTTTTTGCGACCTTTAAAAGAATCTCAAGAAACGCTTGACAAAATCTTCCCTATGTGGTAAAGTATAAACTATCGGAGGTTATATGTCGAAGGAAGATTTTAGCCAGTATGGCAAAGATTTTCAGGAGTTGCTGTGTCATTTAATTTTAGTTGACCGCCCCTTTGCAGATCAAATATTCGAAGTTCTGGACATTAATTTCCTAGAACTAAAGTATCTTCAGGTCTTTATTAAGTTGGTGCAAAACTATAGAGAAAAATACGCTGTTCATCCCACGGAAAATATTCTAAAGTCTATTTTAAGGTCCGAGTTGGACAATGAGTTAGACGCGGTTCAACAACAGGTGCGCGGGTTTTATGCCCGCATTTCACGTTCTCCCATCGAAGATGCTGACTACGTTAAATCCACATCTCTAGATTTTTGTAGAAAACAAAATTTAAAGGCCGCAATGCTTAAATCCGTGAAGTTGCTTGAGGGGCATTCGTTTGATGAAATCTCAAAGGTAATTAACGACGCGATTAAACTGGGGTCAGATTCGAACTTTGGCCATGACTATTTAGCCGATTTTGAGCAACGATTTTTGCTGAAGGCAAGAGATCCTGTCGCCACCGGTTGGGCAGAAATAGATAGTATCACTCACCAAGGTCTTGGAAATGGGGAATTGGGAGTAGTTATCGCCCCAACCGGCGCAGGTAAAAGCATGGCGCTTGTTCATATTGGTGCCCAGGCCGTCATGGCGGG